ACACTTGCCCGATACCTTGATAATGTGAATTTTCCTGTGACTTCAACTAGCACAACAACCACTGAAACGATTGCCGACCCAGCAGATGCTGAATCTGTAACCTACACAGTAACAGTGGTAAACGTAGGCGGTTCCAATATCTTTGCAATAAATGGTTCTAATAATCCTGTTCTTACAATGAAAAGAGGTTCTACTTATATTTTTAATCAGGCAGACTCTTCAAATAGTGGACATCCTTTAGCAATAAAATCTGATGCTGGAGGAACGCAGACTACAACTGTAGTCGGAACTGCTGGACAATCTGGTGCAACTGTTACCTATCAACCAGCATATCCCTCTGCTCCTAGCGATTTGAGATATTACTGTACAGTTCATGGTAATGGAATGGGTAATACGATAACTATGAACAATCCAAACACCACAACCCAAACAACAACAAGCAGTTCTACTTCACAAAGCAACCCATATGGAACGGCTGCAAATAATACATATGATAATCAAACATATTTTATTGATAGAAAAACTGTAGAAAGTAAAAATTTTGTTGAATTTGAACTGGCATCTGCATTAGACTTACAAAATAGAAAAGCTCCAAAAAGAATTATCACTAGAAAAGATTTCCCTTCTGTTGGTACATTTGCATGAACAACTGGCAAGAACAAGCATTACATCACGCTAAAGCTGCACTACCAGAGGAGTCTTGTGGTTTGGTAATAGAAGTTGAAGGTAAGCAAGATTATTACCCTTGTAAAAACATTGCTATTTTAGGTGCAAATAGTTTTACAATAGATCCCGAAGATTGGGCGAAAGCAGAAGAAACTGGAACTATTTTACATATCTGTCACTCACACCCAAATGAAGATTTAACACCATCAGAAGAAGATATAAAAAACTGCAACTTTATTGGTTTGTCTTGGTTTATTTTTGATCCTATAAATGATGAGGTGCAAGAACTAAAACCCCAAGAGCATATACCAATGCTTTCAAGAGAAAAATTTATTGATAGAGAAAGAACAGAAGATGAAAAGGGTTTACGAAAAATAAAAGTTTATGGCAGATTAGCTGAATTTTTAGGATGGCACGTTAATTATGCAGATGTAAAAAACATAAGAGATGTATATAAATATCTAAAGTGCAACAATCCAGAAATAGATGCTCACATTATGAAAAGTATGTATCGAATTACTGTAAATAATAATCTTATAAAAACAGAAGAAGATTTAATGATGAAGACCGAAGGCGAAATAAGAATTATTCCTATAGTGTCTGGTGCATGGTTTTTTGTAGCAGCTTTATTTGTCGGTGGTGGAGTAGCTTTAGGAGCAACAGCTTTAGGAGCAACATTGATAGGTTCATATATAGTTTCTGGATTAATTACAACTGGAGTGACAATGGCTATATCAGGAGTAACTAATATGCTTTTTCCACAACAACAGCCTCAAGTTGGCGATGTAACTTCTGGATTAAGTGAAACAGATGCAAGAGTTAATTACTCATTCAATGGAATACAAAACGTATCTAGAAGTGGTGTTTGCATCCCTTTAATATACGGAGAGGTGTTTACTGGATCTATTGTGGTGTCATCGGGAACTGACACTGCCCCTGTATTTTTTGGAGGTTAAAAGATGCCATTACCTAGAAGTGTTAGAGATTTCAAATGGAGGGGAGTTGATTTTTCAGGAGGCTATCAAGGTGGGCAAGGTTTAAGGTATTACGACCCTGAAATGAAAGATGGCGAAATTGGTTCTCGTCAATTTATTACTACGATAGATGTAATTTGTGAGGGTGAAATTGCTGGTTTTCCATCTGCTATAGATGCTGGTCATACATTAGGAACAGATGACTATAATCGAACAGCTTTAAAAGATGTATTTTTAAACAATGTACAAGTTTTACAGCAATCTGCTTCAGACACAGATCCAGCAAACGGAACTTTTAACTTTGGCTCAACAAATGCAAACAGACCAGCGTTTATAGCAAAAGTAGGTACATCAGATCAAACAAAAATAAGAGGTGTATCTGAGACAGAAAGAGATAGACCCATTGGGCTGCCAGTAACTGCTGATAATGCACAGGTAGTACAAATCACTGATACAAATACAGACGGTATTAGAATTACAGTTGGTTTTCCAAGATTGCAAAAAATTGAAGATGATGGCAATATTTCTGGAACAATAGTTGAGTACAATATAAAGGTTAAAAATCAAGCTGGCACTGTCATTAAAAGAATAGTACCTCAAACTTTATTGACAGGATTAGATCGTTCAAAGGTTTCAAGTGGTGGCAGAATAAATGGTAAAAGTAATTCACCATATTTTAAAGATCATATTATTGTTTTACCTCAAGATATACAAAATTCTGACTTTCCTTTAACGGTTACTGTTACAAGAGAAACAGCAGATAGTACAGATACAAGATTAATAAATGCTTTTGAACTTAGCTCAATAACTGAATTAGTTTTTGAACAACCTACCTATCCTAATACTGCTGTTGTTGGTTTACGTTTTGACGCTGAAATATTTAGATCAGTGCCTAGACGTATGTATAGGGTTAGGGGTCGTAAGGTTTCAATACCGCATAATGCAACTGTTAGATCAGATGGTTCTTTATCTTTTAGTGGCACATTTAATGGATCTTTAAAAGCAGCAAAAGAGTATTGTAGCGATCCAGCTTGGATACTTTACGATTTATTGACAGAAACAAGGGCGGGTTTTGGTGATTTTATTGCTGCTACTGAGGTAGATAAATATGATTTTTATAATGCTTCTGTTTATAATTCTGAATTAATTAATGATTTTCAAGGCAGTACATCTCCCAGATTTAGTTGCCATATAGTAATACAACAATCAACAGAAGCTTATACTTTACTTAATAAAATTGCCTCAGTAATGAGGGCTAATTTATATATTGATAATGGAGTTATAAGTCTTGTCCAAGATCGCCCTACTACAAGTACTTACTTTTTCTCATACGCAAACGTAACAAAAGATGGATTTGTTTATACAGGTGCAAGTCAAAGAACTAGAGATACAGTTGTAAACGTAAAATATTTTGATAATAATGTTAGATCTCATGATTATGAAACTGTTGAAGATACCGCATTACAATCAAAATATGGAATTGTAATAAAAAACATTGAAGCTGTTGGATGTAGTGACAGAGCGCAAGCAAGAAGAATGGGTTTATGGCATATCTACACCCAAAACAATGAGACAGAAACAGTTACTTTTGCAACAACGGCTGATGCTGGATCATTAATAAGACCTTCACAAATAATTACTATTCAAGATCCTGTCCGCAGTAATTTAAGAAGATCAGGAAGAATTAACGCTGCAACAACAACACAAATTACAGTAGATGATAGTTTAGATTTACCAACATCTTCACAGGTAGGAGATCAATTATCAGTAATACTTTCTGATGGTTCGTTAGAAACTAAAACTGTAGCCAGTATCAATAATTTAGTAATCACTGTATCAAGTGCTTTTAGTTCTGCCCCACAAACAAATGCAATGTGGTTATTAGAAAGAGAAGTGTTAGAAACAGAAACTTTTAGAGTTTTATCTGTTAAAGAAGATAATAATATTTATACAATTACTGCACTATTTCATAACCCAGATAAATTTGCATTTATTGAACAAGATGCAACTTTAACAAATCCACAGATTACAAATCTTTTAGAACTTAAAGATTCACCAACAAACTTACAGGGTGAAGAAAAAATTATTGTTTTAAACAATAGAGCAGTAAGTAAATTGTTTTTTACATGGCAACCTGTAGCTGGTGTTTCACAATATTCTGTAAAGTATAAATTTAACAATGGTAATTTTTTAACGCAAATTGTACAGAGTCCAGATTTTGAAATTTTTGACTCACAATTAGGAACATATGAAGTAGAAGTTTATAGTTATAACGCATTATTTGAACCAAGTGTATTACCGGCAAATTTAACATTTGATGCTATTGGTAAAACTGCCCCACCAGCTAATGTACAAAATTTAAGAATAGAACCTATAAATGAAAAACTTGTAAGGCTTAGATGGGATGCCTCTACAGATGTTGACGTTTTGCATGGTGGATTTTGTAGGGTTAGATTCTCACAAAAAACTGATGGAAGCGGTACTTTTAGTTCTGCTGTTGATATTGATAAATTAGCTGGAAACTCCACAGATGTAATTGTTCCCTACGTTGAGGGTGAGTATTTGGTTCGGTTTATTGACGATTCAAACAATTTAAGTCAGGGCAGTGCTTCTGTGGTCATTGATTTGCCAGATGCACAACCAGCATTAATAGCACAAACAAGAAGAGAAGATAATGACAGTCCTAAATTTCAAGGAACAAAAACTAATGTTAATTTTGATTCTTCGACAAATAGTATTAATTTAATTGGTGGCGGTAATTTTGACAGTATTACTGATTTCAACCTTGTATCTTCATTAGATGATTTCGGTGGTATAGCAAGTTCTGGTACTTATGATTTTGGTGGGTCTGCTGGTGGTACTACTTTAGATTTGGGTGGAGTGTTTGCGTTAGACCTAAAACAACATATCTTTGCCACTGGTTTTTACCCTAATGACCTGATTGATAGCAGAACATCTTTAATAGATACTTATAGTGATTTTGACGGCACAAATGCCACAGATGTCAACGCTGAATTGCAAGTCAGATTTACACAAGATAACCCTTCTGGCTCACCAACTTATACAGCATTTCAAACTTTTGTTAATGGATTATTTAAAGGAAGAGGATTTCAATTCAGAGCTTTACTGACAAGTAATGACCCTGCACAGGATATAAAAGTTACTGAGTTAGGTTATACAGCTACATTTCAAAGAAGAACAGAGCAAAGTGCAACAGCAATAAGTTCTGGTGCTGCAATCAAGAATATAACTTTTGACCATCCGTTTTTTGTTGGAACTTCTGCATTACTTGGAGCAAATTCAAATTTACCTTCAATCGGTATTACTGCACAAAATTTAGGTAGCGGAGAGTTTTTTGAGGTCACAAATGTATCTTCAACAGGATTTTCTGTTCATTTCAAAAACTCATCAAATGCTAGTATAAGTAGAAATTTTAACTTTACTGCGGTAGGATTTGGTAAAGGTAATTAATTAACTATGGCAAGAGTTGATAATACTGGTGGTGCTGGCTTTACCGTTGATAACGGTACTGGACTTGTTGTAAGAACGAAGCTTAATCAAATAATTGCTGCACTAAGTACATTAAATCAAGGTTCTGGTACTCCTTCTATTGGTGTTGCAGCCTATACTCCTTTTATTGATGGTAATACTTTAAAAATACAGAACGCAGCTAACAACGCAGCGATAACGATTGGTGATGTATCAGCAACAAATCTAGGTTTGATGCCTTTAGCTGGTGGCACGTTTACTGGAAAAGTTACTCATAACTATACATCTAGTTTAAATATCCCATCTGGTACAACAGCCCAGAGAGATGGCAGCCCTGCTGTTGGTATGTTTAGGCACAACTCGACATTGAATCAGTTTGAAGGCTATAACAATGGTGCTTGGGGTGCGATAGGAGGAGGTGCTGGAGCTACTGGAGGTGGAACTGATGAAGTATTTTTTGAATCAGATCAAGCTGCTACAACTTCTTACAGTATTTCTGCTGGAAAGAACGCACATACAGTAAGTCCTACAATTAATTCAGGTGTTACTATTACTGTGCCATCTGGTGCAATCCTTGTTATTCTTTAAGTATGGCTTTAAACATCAACGGCACTACTGGTATTTCTGGAGTTGACGGATCAGCTTCCGCACCAGCAGTAACAGGAACAGATAGTAATACAGGAATAAATTTTGCATCTGATACTGTCAATATAAATACAGGTGGACAAACTAGAGCAACAATAAATTCTAGCGGAAAGTTAATAGTAGGATCAACAGATGACTATGCAGAAAATGTACAAGCAGCATTTTTTGGTGCTTCAAATGGTGGAATAGCTTTAGCGAGTGGTACATCTGGCTTATCTCGTCTGATGTTTGCAGATGCAACTTCGGGAAATGCTGGAGCTTCTGTAGGTTCAATAATTTACGCACATAGCGATAACAGTCTTCGTTTTAATATAAATGGTGGCTCAGAACGTATGCGTATAGATTCAAATGGCTTGCTTGGTATCGGTACGACAGGTGCATCAAAAGTTCTAGAAGTGAGTAACACTGGCAAAACTAATTATTCTACTTGTTTTATGCACGCTGATGGTTCAGATAATGTAAGGGTTATGGGTTTAAGAAGTGACAGGGCAAGTGGTGGCACTTTTGGTCAAATGATCGAATTTTTTAATAGTAGTGGCTCAAATGTCGGGCAAATTGCATCTAATGGTTCTAGTACAAGTTACAATACATCTTCTGATTACAGATTAAAAGAAAATGCGACTGCAATTTCTGATGGCATCACAAGATTAAAAATCCTTAAGCCATATAGATTTAACTGGAAAGTTGATCCTACTACAACTGTTGATGGATTTTTTGCACATGAGGTAACAGCAGTACCAGAAGCAGTTAAAGGTACAAAAGATCAAGTGGCAACAGCAGATGATGTAAATGATGAAATAAAAGAGGGTGATCCAATTTATCAGTCAATAGATCAAAGTAAACTTGTACCTTTACTTACTGCTGCATTACAGGAGGCTATTGCTAAAATTGAAGTATTAGAAACAAAAGTAGCTGCATTGGAGGCTGGATAAATGACAGCAAAGATTAAACTAAACGCAGCATCAGGTGGTGGGTCTTTCAG